CCTTTCCCGCTGAGGCAAAGGTAAAACCCTTTAAGCCCTGCAAGAATATTCCCCTCAGCGACGACCTGCAGCGCTTCATCAAGGCCCAGGCCGACGCCAACGGCGTCCCCTACATCCTGGTGCTGGCAGTCATCGAGCAGGGAAGCCGCTTCGATGTATCAGCTGATGGAGGCGACAGCTTCGGCCTCATGCAGATCCATGAGATATATGGCCCTCGGGAAATCATCATGGAGCCTTATCAGAATATCCGTATGGGCACCAAGCTCCTGGGCAACCTCCACAAGATTTACAAGGACTGGAATAAAACGCTGGTGGCATACAACTGTGGCGAGGCCGGCGCCTACGAATATTACTTCAAGCATGGCAGCATTAGCTCACCCTACAGCCGGGAAGTCATGTTCAGATCGGAGCGCTTCGCGGAGCTCCTGGGCGATCCGTCTGTGCTGAGGCCTTCAAAATGAATATTGGACTTATTGATATTGACCAGACAAAATTCCCGACGCTTACACTGATGAAGCTCAGCGCATGGCACAAAGCCCACGGCGATACCGTGGCCTTTATCGACGCCGACGACATCCTAAAGGGAAACCTATTTATCAGCTATGACAAGGTATACGCCTCCTGCATATTTGACTGGAACCGGCAAAAGGCACAGGACCTGGCGAACTGCTGCGTGGAAGTGGGCGGCAGCGGCTGGGACATGTCAGCCCGCCTGCCTTATGAAATAGAAAATATTTATCCGGACTACTCGCTGTATGGGAATGAGGATACAGCTGTCGGATTTCTCACTCGCGGATGTCCCAGACAGTGCCCTTTTTGCATAGTTAAAGACAAGGAAGGCATTAAGTCAATCAAGGTGGCAAACCTTTCAGATTTTTGGAGAGGACAAAAGTTTATCGAAGTAATGGATCCAAATCTGTTAGCATGCCCGGACCACATGGAACTACTGCAGCAGCTTGTCGACAGCAAGGCGTGGATAAATATTAACCAGGGCATGGACTGCCGCCTGCTCAATGACGAGAACACCGAGCTTATCAATATGATGAAAGTTAAAATGATACATTTTGCATGGGATAACCCGAAAGACCAAACGGTCCCGCGGGCCCTCGCAAGATTTGCAGAGTTGAATCAGCTCAACCCACGACGCCGCCGAGTTTACTGCATTGCAAATTTTTGGAGTACTCCGGAGGAAGACCTGCGTCGCGTTTATTGGCTAAGGGATAACGGATACGATCCCTATCTCATGCTTTACGACAAGAAAAACGCCCCCAAGGAAACAAGAAGAATGCAGCGATGGGTAAACAACAAGTTTATATTCAGAAGCTGCGATAGATTCGAGGATTACCAATGAACCGGCACTGGACGCAGGAAGATGAAGACCTGCTGGATGACCTGTGGAGCTCGCCCAAAAGCGTCAAAGCAATAGCCCGGCGCCTGGGCCGTACAGAAGGCGCCGTATCCAGGAAGGCCATAAAGCTGGGCCTGGGCCCGAAGCTGGACGCCGGAGAATGGGTATCAGCCCGCAACCTTTACGCAGCTGTCACCGGAAACATCAAGAAATCATACGGCCGATCGTGCTTTATCTTCCTGCGAGATTTTCCCAGAAAAAAGGTAACAATAGGCAAGAAACATTTCTTTGTCGTCTATCTAAGCGACTGGTGGAAGTGGGCCGAGAAGAATAAAGAATCTATATCATTTGCAAAATTCGAGCCCCTGGCCCTGGGAGTGGAGCCGGACTGGGTAGCAAAAAAACGCCACGACGATTTTGCGGAAAAACAGATGACCAGCCGCGGAAAGCCCTGGACGAAAATGGACGACGTCCGCCTGGAGCACATGGTAACAGAAGGCAAAGATATTAATTATGTCTGTCGTGAGCTGAAGCGGTCCGAGATGATGGTAAAGGCACGCTGCTACATCCTGGGGCTTGACAGGCCTATTAACCCTGTAGCTCATCACCCATGGAGCCGGCACCAGCACATACTGCTCCGCGAGCTCATCCTGGAGGGCAAGCCCTGGACGCTTATAGCCCAGTCTGTAGGCAAGGGAGAACAATCCTGCCGCAGCCGCGCCTTTAACTGTTGGGGCTCATCAAATATTGACAAGCTCCGGACCGGTCTCGTCCAGGCTGGCGGCGATTTCGACAGACTGCTATCTATCGCGAAATAACACAACGGAGGACAGAATATGACTAGGAACACACTGGTTGACCTGAACAACCATCTTTTTGAAGCACTGGAAAGAATGAATGACGTAGACCTGGACGGCGAGGATCTGGAAACAGAAATGAAGCGCTGCAAGACTATCACCGGACTGGCCGGCGCCATCATCAACAACGCCAACACAATCCTGAATGCCCAGAAATACGCCACTGAATACGCGAAAGAAAAGGAGCTGCCCACCATGCTGCAGGCCGGTAAGCAGGACCAGCTGGAGAAGAAATGAGCCGGCGGCTGCTGACAGATGAGCAGGAAGAATTTTTCATCCACAACCAGAAGGGCCTCATGCGCCAGGCAGCAGCTGACCTGATGAATGAGACCTTCGGCCTCAACCTGACAGCTCTCCAGGTAAAAGAGCTGCGGCGCCGGCTCCACCCGGAAGTGGGAAAGACAATCCTGACCTACAAAAACCCTACCCAATTCAAAAAGGGAGAGCGCCCTCACAACTACCAGCCTATAGGTACGGAGGCCGTCAAGTGGGACGGCTACCTGTGGGTGAAGGTGGCGGATCCGGACGTATGGAAACAGAAGCACATCCTTATGTGGGAGAAAGCATACGGCCCCAGGCAGCCAGGAGAAAAAATAACCTTCCTGAATAATGACCGTTTCGATATCCGCCTGGACAACCTGGCGAAGGTAAGCGACTCCGTAAACTCCTACATGACATCAATGCACCTAAGAAACAGTGATCCGGAGCTGGCCAGAACAGGAATGAACCTGGCCATGCTGATGGAAGCAGTATACCGGAAGAAGAAAAAAGGAGTATCCAAATGAGCCTTTTGACAATAGGACTGGCAACCGAGGCCGTCATCGGCCTGTGTATGTTTTACGTAGTAACGAGGTGAACAAAATGAACAAGGTAATACTCATGGGCCGCCTTACCCGGGATCCGGAAATCAAGACCACCGGCAACGGCAAAATGGTGGCCCACATGTCCCTGGCCGTAGACCGGCCGAAATCCAACAACCCCAATGCCCAGCAGGTGGACTATATCAACATGGTGAGCTGGGAAAAGGGAGCCTCATTCTGTCAGCGATACCTGACAAAGGGAACCAAGATACTGGTGGATGGCTGCCTACAGGTAAGTACCTACCAGGACCAGGACGGAAAGAACCGGACGGCTACTAAAGTATTGATCAGGAATATAGAATTCTGCGAAAGCAAAAAGAACTCCACTGTTAAACATGTCGAGGATGAAGACGTACCCTTCGGCGACATGGACGCAGCTGACGATATAACATTTTAATTAGGAGGAGACGATACCATGCCATACTGGGAGGATTAATATGGAAAGATTTTGTTTTGAGCACTTTACTGCTATAGAGCTGTCAGTCGGTTTTATATCTATAGGATCCATTATCTTCAACTGTTACCTGGACACTCTGAAGGCAGAGAAAATCCATAAAGAAATTTCCAACATACCAAAACTGGAGTTTGACTTCCTTATCAATCATAAAAAATGAAAATAACAGACAAGGCGATAACGGCCACCCTGCGACGCGGCGAGAAGATAAAGCGGGACAGCTCGCTTTTTCAAATCAACTACTACATGGACCACGGCGTCCTATTCAAACAAACAACGAATCAGGGACTAAGGCGACTTTACTGCGTGGCAGGCCTCACCATCGAGGACCTGGAGGCAGACGACTGGAGGACAGACCAATGAACAATGAACAAGACACCTATGTATACGAGGATATTCTCGCGGCCGCTGAGGATATCGGCATAGCAAAGGAGGCAGAGCTGGGCAGGATAGCGTTAAGATACCTGAACGCCATGGCCTTCGACGACAAAAACGAAATGAAGAAGCTAACGCCTCTCTTTATGGCCGGCGCTATCAACGTGATGACGCTGCGCAGCCTGATATGCACCCTCATAAAAATAACTGGAGCTGAGACAGATGCTGACGATTGAAATGGAGCTGGACGATGTTGTCCTTGTCCGCGCCGGACTGGGAAAAATCCGGGAATACTACCAGGATAAGAACCGGCAGCACCCGGAGGACTGCGTCCGGCAGAGGAACAATGACATTATCAAAAAAATAAATGAGATAAGCGCCAGGATAATCATCGAGTACGACAACTACCAGAAGAAAAAGGAGGAGGAAGACCATGGACACAACGGAGAGCATCGGCATAGACGCCCTGCTTACGGCCAAAGAAGTAAGCGAAATCTTAGGCGTTAACAAAAATCGGATCGGCGACCTGGTAGCCAGCGGCGACCTGGTGGCCGTCATGATCCCACCGTCGAACATGCGGAAATTCCGCATCAGCGACCTGAACCGATACATCCAGGCCCTGCCTGTGTGCCCGGCGGAATATCTACAGCCCAGAGGCCGGAGGAAAAAAGGCGCCTAATGCAGGTAACATCCCGCAGCCGGGCCTACCGGTACATACAGGAATGGCTGGCCGCCCCGAAGATGGACGGCAAGCGCGGCAAGAAGGGAGCTGTAACCCTCTTGCTGGTACCTAGAAAGCAATGGCTTGTAGAAGAAAAGGACGGCTGCTGGACAGCCCTGGACAATCACGACGGCTACATGACCGTCCGCGAATTTCCCACCCGGACGGCAGCCGAGCGCTGGCTCCAGGGCAGGCTACCACATGATTAAATGCGCTATATGCAGCAGGCCCATGATGGTAGCCTACACCTGTCAGCTCTACCATGGCGATATATGCCAGCGCCACTGCGGGACCTGCGAATACCACGAAGACCTGACGGACCATTGCACTTACTATATAAAGAATATCGCCCCTGACAGATACGCCCAGGAGGCAGCTGCTTACCGGCAGCACCGGATAGATAAAACCCAGCAGCGTATCCAGGCTAACCTGGACAGAATGACGTCCCACATCCAGGCATGGAAAGAAAAACATGCAAAATGAAAAGGCCCCCGCAAGCGGAGGCCCCAACGAAAGAGGTACTAGGACAGAGTACCTGAACAAAATTATTATACCACCAGCGCCCCTGCAGCGCAATAGAAAGGAGCCTATCATGACCAAATTTCTCGAGGACCTGGACGACATGCTGACTCACGATTTTTTCCTTCTGGCCGGCGCCGTCATCGTCTTTTCCTTTGGCGTATTCCTTGGCATCAGCTCCGTTATCATCAGGTTCATGTAATGTTTTGCTGGATATGCGGCCGGGAGCTTGACGGAAAAATATCAGCACATTACATACCAGTAGACAACAAGGTTTTCCCTGTATGCCGGGATGACCGCAGCTGCGGCCTTCGTGGCAACTACTACCGACTCAACAACGTGGAGGACGAGCAGCTTATTATAGCCCTTTTGGAGACAGGACAGCCTATACCCAGGAGACTAAAAGGCAGCCAGATCCTCTATAAAATCAAGCGGAAAATGCACCTTTAACAAACATATAATCGTTAAAAAACAAAGGGCCCTGGAGCCCTTAAAGACTCGATAAAGGAATTAATCTTTCGACATATCCACAATTTTAAGAACATTTCCACACTTTACAACCCCTGTTGAAAAACTGCAGCCGGAAGCGGACAACCCGGAGCCAGTTTTCCACATGAGAAACTTTACACGACAGTAAAAAAATCCACCGAAAATGGAGTGAATAATATGCAGAACCACAATAAATCAACAGGAGAACCGTGTACCTAAAATCTACCTGGTCTTCAGCTGATAAAAATTTCATAATCCTGAAAAAATATCATGCCATGAGAGCTATGCCCTCATCCCCCAAAGTTAGAGAAAGAAGAAAACCCAAGAAGCAGTTTTCCTCACCGGCTCAGGAAGAAATCAACAGAAGACAAAAATCAGATAGAATCCACCGGCAGCTGCTAGACAACTACCGGCCTGGAGACTGGTACCTGACCTTGACCTTTGCAACAGGCCATTTACCGGAAACAGCAGAGGAAGCCCGAACAACCTTCGAAAAATTCAAGAGAGGACTCCGGGCACTCTATAAGAAGAAACACAAAGAACTCTACTACATATCAATCATCGAGCACATGACAGGAAGAGGACGCTGCCATGCTCACCTGATAATCCCTGCTCTGGATCCGGAGGACCGGGCTGCCCTCTCTAAGCTCTGGCCAAATGGACACATATCAGTGAAGTTTTACGGCGGGGAGCAAATGGACGCCTACCACCTGGCAGAGTATTTTACCAAGGCTGCCACGGAGAAAACTGCCTCACCTATCATGACCAGCAAAAACCTGAAGACGACACTCCCGAAAAAGGAACACGTCACCAGGGCCGAAACCTACAGCGATACCATCACAATACCCGAGGGCTACGAAATAGTAAAACCCCTCACATACATAGGCTACACATACGACGGCTACCCCATGCAGCGCATCGTCCTCCAGCGGACAAAGCTGCTGTATCCACACGCCCCGGACCGGCTGCGCTGTGGATAACTTTATTGTGGATAACTCTAAAAGAAAGGAACCTGCACAGCATGCTCCAATATAAGTGTACCCGCTGCCAAAAGCTAAAGCCGGCGGAAGAATTCCAGCGCTGGATCTACGGCCCCATGTGGAGCCCCAGCACAAACAAGGCCCACGCAAAGCGCTGCAACCAATGCCGGGAAGAAATCCGTCAGGCAGAAGCTAAAAACAATACAACAAAAAGGAGAAACAGAAAATGATCAGAGAACTCTACAGTGACCTTACCCGCCCAATACCCTGCGCAAAATTCGCCGAAACCAACAGCTTCACCCAGCAGATGGCCCACATCATGGGAGAAATCAATGAAGTATGGGACGCCGTCACTGAATACGCTGCCAAACAGGACGAGAAAACCAAGGACAAGGTAGCAGAGGAACTCACTGACGTGATCACATCATGCCGGACAGCTCTCGCCATGATGGACCTGTCCCAGCTTGAAGTGTCAGCCATGCAGGCTAGCGTCAATATCAAGAACCGGGACCGTGGTTACTGGGGGGAATACAAAAATGTCAAAAAGTAAAGTGATCTACGTATGGACAGAAAAGGCCCAGAAGGTAACAAAAGGAAAAGCCGTAGCCGGACAGCCGGCGACCTTTCACGGCCATAAAATCACGCCCAAAAGGAACAGTCTACCCGTCAAAGTCTGGCTGGCCACCGGCTACATCGTGGAGGCACCGAGCGTATGAGCAGAAGTAAAACGGACATCCTCATGGAAATAATCCTCAAAAACTCCGAGAAGATCCTTGACAGCCGGGACGCCGACGCCGTCACCCTGAAGGGAGAAGAGGAAACCATCAGCCTGAAGCACGTTGACACCTGGGCCTTTATCATAGACAGCGCCCTCCGGAGATATCCACACGGTACCACGGCCGGCGATATTTTGCGCATGTGTTACTTTGATAAAAAAGGGAACCAGTCTGTCATCAATGCGCTGCAAATTTCCAGACAGACATACTTCCACTGCAAGGAAACCATCAAGGCCTTTTTAACAGCAGCATCATGTCAGTGTAATATCTACCATGTCATAAACCCAGTGCTGGCGCGGGATTTCACGATTGAGAGGAGTGCGGGAAAAGTACTACCTCAATCTGAAAAAAAGGATTAAAATAAATCCCGGAAGAGTGATGATAAATAAATCATCACTCTTTTAGATTGCCCAAAAACGAAAGGAGGCGCCGGGAAATGTCCAAGAAACAGAAATTCATTAAAGACAAAAAGAAAAACGACTTTCTCAACGCCCTGCTGAAAACTGGCCTCCGGAGTAAAGCTGCGGACATGTCAGGAATAAGCCGGCAGTCTCATTATCTCTGGCTGAAGACTGACGACGAATACGCCATGGCCTATGAAAAGGTGCGCCAGATGTTAATCGACACCATGGAGGACGCTGCCTATGAGCGCGCCGTCAATGGCATAGATAGAAAAATATGGTTCAAAGGTGAGGAAGTAGGCACACAGAAGGAATATTCAGATACCCTTCTTGCCCTCCTCCTGAAGGCCAACATGCCGGAGAAATACAAGGACAAGAGCGAGACCACCGTCAACGTAGACGACGGCCGTAGTCTCATGGACTGGGAGGGAGGCGGCCAGGATGGCGAAGATAACAATACCGTACCAGCCGACGACACTCTGGCGTAACACCATCCACCCAAACCTGGAGACACACCGCTTCAGTGTAATTGTCGCCCACCGTCGTTTTGGTAAAACCGTTGGCGTAATCAACCACGTTATCAAGATGGCAGTCATGAATAAAAAGCTGTCACCTAGATATGCATATATAGCACCCTTCCGGAACCAGGCCAAGGAAGTAGCCTGGGCCTACCTGAAGTATTACACGCATGTGATACCAGGCGTAAAGTCGAATGAGTCAGAGCTCTACATAGAGCTGCCAAGCAGGCACCAGGGAGCCAACGGCGCCCGCATATACATCATCGGCGCCGACCATCCTGACGCCCTGCGAGGCATGTACTTCGATGGAGCCATCCTGGACGAATACGCCCAGATGAGACCGGAGCTATGGAATGAAGTACTCCGCCCTGCCCTCTCGGACCGCAAAGGCTGGGCCATATTCATCGGCACACCGAAGGGACAGAATAGCTTTTATGAAATCTACCAGCGGGCCTGCAAGGAACCGGAATGGTACTGCGCAATGTACCGGGCCGACGAGTCAGGCGTATTCTCCGAAGGCGGCCGCTACGGCCCGGAGGAGCTGGAGCTCATGAAGAAAGACATGAGCGAGGAGGCAATCCGCCAGGAGCTCTACTGTGACTTCACTGCCTCCGCATTCAATGTCCTTATAACCATCGACATGGTGACAGCCGCCACGGAAAAAATCATAGACCGGTCCATCCTCAGCTCGGCGCCCAAGGTGATAGGCGTGGATGTCGCACGCTTCGGCGATGACAGCTGCGTAATCACCAAGCGCCAGGGCCTGGCAGCCAGCGCCCCGCAGGTATACAAAGACGTAAACAATATGGAATTCGCAGCCATCCTCATGGCCGAAATAGACCGGTACCAGCCCGACGCCGTATTCATCGACGCAGGCCGGGGAGAAGGTGTAATAGACCGGTGCCGCCAGATGGGCTACCAGGTGACAGAAGTCAACTTCGGCAGCAAGGCAACCCACCCGGAGAAATACATTAATAAGCGCTGTGAAATGTGGGACAGCATGAAAGCCTGGCTCATGGCCGGCGGCAGTCTCCCGGACGTACCTGAGCTGAAGACGGAGCTGGTAACACCTGAATACAGCTTTGATCCGGCAGGGCGCATGAAGCTGGAGCCCAAAGAAAAGATAAAGGAAAGAATGGGAAAGTCGCCAGATATGGCCGACAGCCTCGCTCTCACCTTTGCCCACCCAGTCGTCTCCGCTGCTGAAAGAATGTACAGCGGCGATAGATGTAATACAGAATATAATCCATTTTAACCAAGGAGGTGATCCACATGTGTGGAGGAGGAAGCAGAACCATTACCCAGACCGTAGCAGCCGATCCGGCACCGGTCAATGTAACCGAAGTAGGCAGCAGCCAGAGCGCAGCCCAGACTGCAGCAAAGAAAGAAAAGAACCGCAGAGGAATATCCAGCAATATGCTCAGCAACGACCGCAGCATCCTGTCCGGCGCCGCTGACAACAATGGCGTTAAAAACGTCCTTGGTTGAGGAGGAACACAATGCAGTTTACAGATAAAGAAGCGCGACAGCCTCCGAAAAAAACCTTTTCCTGCGTAAAGGCGGCGGACATCGCAAAATTCCTGAACCTGGATAAAAAGCGCTACGTCGCCAAAGTCAAGGAAATGGAAGAAAAGCGCCAGCAGTATGAGATCCGCTGGAAAGCAATCCGTGACTACCAGCTGCCCTACATTGGCCAATTCGATGACACCGACGACGAAACCAATGCAGCCCGCAGGAAAGATAAACAGATATACCACAGCGTGGCATGGGAAGCTAATCAGGTTTTTGCCTCCGGCGTAATGTCCGGCCTCACGCCACCGTCCCGGCGCTGGTTCCGGCTCAGCTTCGGCAACAAGGAACTAAGCGACCAGGAAGGAATAGGCAGACTGCTGGATGAACGCCTGGACATCATGAACGACGTCCTGGCAAAGAGTAATTTCTACAACGTCATTCATAGCTGCTACCTGGAGCTGGCATACGGCCAGGCACCGCTGGCAATCTTCCCTGACACCCGCTACGGCGTCCACTTTAAGAGCTTTACCATCGGCACCTACGCCCTGGAAGCAGGACCAGACGGAGCCATCACTACCTTCTGTCATAAATTCAGAATGACTGCCCAACAGCTGGCGGATAAATTCGGAGAGGACAACCTCCCGGAAAGCATCCGCAACGAGCTGAAGAACAGCACCGGAATGAAGCAGAAGTACAAGGTAATCTGGTACGTCGAGCCCAACCGCATGGACTGCCCCCAGCACCTATGGGCCTGGTATAAGCCCTTCCTGTCACTCTACTGGCTGGAGAAATCAGATGCCGGCGACTGGCTCCATATCGGAGGATTCGACGAGTGGCCGGTACCCTGTGCCAGATACCTGGTAACAGGTGACGACACATACGGAAAAGGCCCGGGCTGGTTTGCTGAAGGCGACGCCAAAGGGCTACAGCTCCTGGAGAAAGACGACATAACAGCCGTCGAGCTGGGAGTAAAGCCCCCGATGGTAGCCCAGGCCGACCTGGTGGCCAAAGGTATAAACCTTGTACCCGGCGGCAAAACCTACGTCAGCCAGCCGGCGGCAGTACAGCCCCTTTTCAATATGCAGCTGAACCTCCAGCACCTGCAGATGAAAATCTCGGATTTGGAAAGCCGCATAAAGAGAGCATACAACGCGGACCTGTTCCTCATGCTTAACGACATGCAGGACAAGACAATGACAGCCCGCGAAGTACTGGAACGGACACAGGAAAAGCTCCAGCAGCTCGGCCCTGTCGTCCAGCGGATGCAGTTTGAATTCCTCAGCCACATCATCGAGCGCGTGTATAACGTCCTCGACCGGGCCGGCGTTTTCCCACAGCCGGAGGATGAAGAGCTGGCCTACATTCTGGCCAATGAAGAAATCCGCATAGAATACATCAGCCCACTGGAACAGGCCCAGAAGATAAGCGGCATTACCGGCATCGAACAGCTCACCACCTTCGTTGCCCAGCTCGCACAAATAAAGCCTGAGATAGTGGACAAGCTCGACTACACCGAGATCGTCAACAAGTACGCTGAAATGATAGGCACCCCGGACAGCATCCGGCGCTCCGATGATGACTTCGCTGAACTAATGGCACAGCGCCAGCAGCAGCAGGAACAGATGGAGCAGATGGCCCAGGCCCAGCAGATGGCCCAAATGGCAGCCCCTGCAGCCCAGGCCGCCAAGAATTTTAACGACGCCACAAAAGACGGCAACCCTGTAGTAGACCAAATCATGAGAATGGGCGGGGAGGCTGTTCCTGAATGACAGACAACGACCTGAACAAGCTCACTGTGACAGAGCTGCACGAACAACTGGAGCAGGAAATCGCCACGAAAGACACCGACGCCCTGCATTATCTACTCTCAGATCCGAAGGGCAGATGGTTTTTAATGCGCCTATATGACAGGTGCCACATGCTGTCAACCACCTACCCGGACGAGGGAAACGTAAACCAGATGCTTGTCTGGGAAGGCGAGCGCCGCGTAGCCCTGAACATCAACGCCAATATTAGCCTATTAGACCAGGACGCTGTTCTAGCGCGGCACCTGGCTGAAAGGGAATATACATCCTACAACGCCAGAAACGCATACCTGCTGAAGCTGGCTGAAAGCAACGAGAAAGGAGACAGCGACAATGGTTTACCCTTTTGACCTGCAGCTTTTTGCTGAGGAAGCCGAAACAGACGCGGGAAATGAAACCGGCGCAGAAACAGCCGGCGAAGCTCCCCAGTCAGGCACCATCCTCGGAGCAGCTGGAGGCAATGAGACACAGGCTGAAACCACGCCCGGCGTACCTGAACAGTACGATTTTCGCGACGTAATTCCGGAAGGCCTGGAATACGACGAAAGCCAGGCAGCAGCCTATGGCGCAATCGCAAAAGAATGCGGACTTACCCAGGAACAGGCCTCCAAGCTGGCAGCCTACGGAATACAGTACGCCCAGGGCGGCGTACAGGCGGCCGTAGCAGCACACCAGGCAATGGTCTCAGGCTGGGCAGATACAGCCCGC